CATCATGGTAGATTAGATGTATATGATGATGTTAAGTTTATTGGTTCTAACTTTGAGATCACTGGTACAGATAACAACGTACCTATCCTTAAGTTAACTAACAACGAAGAACATCACTTTGAGGGTGGTGCACTTGATATCAACGCTGCTACTGATGTTAGTGGTAACCTTAGAGTATTCCCATCTAAGTGTGTTGAGGATCCTGATGCTATCCAGTTTACTAACAAATCATTTACTCCAACATTCAGAGTTGAATCTGAGTTTGGTGACACATTTGTTGGTCGTCTACTTGATGTAGCTGGTATTGCTGGAACTAACCCAACTAATTCACAACCAATTCTTGATGTTAGAAATCTAGGTGTTAATGGTGCTAATAGCTTTACCATTATGCAAGATGGATCTATTGATGCATTTAGTTACAAGGGATATAAGAATAAGAATGGTGGACATATTACTAAGTTCCTCAACGCAGATTCTACTCTGTCTGTCAATATAAATTATATTGTAGCGGTAGCTCCTTCTACTGGTGCTCTTGTGCTTACACTTCCAGCTAACGCTGAAACAGGTGATGTTATCAGAGTTACTGAAGTTGCAGGATCATTGACTTACAACAACTCACTTGTAATTCGTGCTCCAATCGTTGGTGGTGAACCAGTAGCACTTCAAGGAGATACTTCTGGAACTAAGTTGGGTGGTTTATCCACACCATATGGATCTGGTGAACTGGTTGTACAAAACAGAAATGCATCCTTCGGACTCATTTTTGTTGGACAAACAGATGGTGATAACTTTATTCCTGCTGTCTATCAAGGTTGGTGGTTAACTGAACTATAATGGCATTCTACAACAGACTAAAAACTATGAAGTCCGCACCCATAGGCACTATCATGCCTTGGGGTGGACAGTCTAGTAGTGGTAACAATCCTAATAATATTCCTACGGGGTGGATTGCTTGTGATGGTAGAACCTTTGAAGCTAATGATTATCCTTTGTTAGCATCTATGATTGGAAATACATATGGTCCTACTGACAATGCAATTGTTGGAAACTTTCCTGATTTTGAAGATGGAGATACTTTTAGAGTTCCTAACATGAATGGTAGGTCAATGGTTGACCTTGAAAAATCATACCTACTTGATAGTAAATATCAGTTTGGACAAACAGACGCATATGATGTGATTGGAGATTTAGTTGAAGGTGATGGTACAACTGTTACTCCTCCAACTATCTACAGTGCTGATACGGATCTACAATTTCAATTAGATCCAATTGATACTATGGCAGGAAAAATTCAAAATATTAACTTAAATGATCCTACATGGTCTAAGACATATTATACTATCGGTAGAAAATTAGGTATTGATCATACGCCAGGTCATAAACACAAAGGACAATATACAACGGCGTTTCCTAGTGGAAAGTATGTTCAGGTATTTCAGGCAGCAGTAGCTGAAACAACTGGTAATCCAAACTATGAGTCTGCAAACTTAACTGGTACTACTAATAGTGATACTGCAGACCAGTGGCCAGCAGGATTTGGTTCATTAACATACTATGATGAAAATACTTTAGTATTAACAAACGAAGCAAAAGCATTTACACAAGACGAGATTCCAGTTGCAGGATCAACAAGAACTATTCCTGGTCACGGTGCATATACCTCAGCATTTTCTGATTCATATAATTATCAACATTATATGAAACAACACACTGGTGTATTTCCTCCTCCTGTAAATATTTTTGGTAGATCAAACTATTACAATGGAGATGTTAATGAAACATATCCTACAAACCTCAGTCACATTGGAGAGGATTTTACCGATGCAACCTTAGCATCACATAATCATTTCAGTTTTGATATCACTATGAACATTGGTGGTCTTAGAATTCCACCAAATATTGCTGTAAATAACGTACAATCTTATACAGTTAACGTTCAAGACATACCAGATGCGTTAAATATTCTTATGGACAATCAAACACCATCACAAACTGTGATAATGATTATCAGAGCTTACTAAAATGGCAGTCTTTTTAAATCAAGAAAGAACCAAGATAGGAACAACAACAGGAACGTTGATTGCTTTTCCTCAAGAGTTGGAAGTAAATGATCCAAATGTAGGAAATAGTTTACAATTATTACCAGCTGGTTATTTAAGATGTGATGGTAGCATTTATAACTCAGCAGTTTATCCAGCATTGGCAGAAATTCTTGGAACGGGTGAAGAATGCACATTTAGACAAACAGGAGTAACATTAACAGTTGATCAATTCCAAGTACCAGATTTAAGATCCAAATTTATTAGAGCTAGTTCTGCATCTGATCAAGGTGTCATCAATGATGCTACAGTTACCAATGTTTCTGGTCAAACTGTTGATAGATCTGGTGTTGGTGTTACTGTCTCAAGTAATGTGGGATCTGTTGCAACAGTTGACATGACAGGACAGTTCAGAGTTCCTCCTAGAACTGTCAATCTTACAGGTAATGTTGGTTTTACCAAACCTAGAAACCCAGACGAAGAGGTTGTTCCTGCTAATGCTTTTCAACCACACATGCACTATAGTACAACATTTAGATGTAGAACTATTAGGCGTGCTGGTAGTGATGTATTTGAATTAAATTATTACACAAACGCATCTACTATCGGTGTAGTTAATTGGTATGATAATACTGACGCTGCAGCTGGTGAGGGTAATGATGGAAGACAACCTGCATGTTTACATTATGCACAGTCTGAAGTATGGAATGAGGGTAATTATGTTCCATCTGGAACATTCTTAGGATCTGGTGCAACTTTTGAATATTATGGTATTTGTAAGGGAACTTGTGGTGGATTTATTACCAGTTGTTTGATTCCTACTGGTAGGACTATGGCTATGAGTACTACTCCAGAAGGTCCTTGTAAACAAACATATATTATAAATCTTTTTCTTATTACTATTACTATAGGACCTGTTAACATGACCTGTGCAGGTACTAGTCGGACTTTACCTGCTAACTACATTGAAGGTGCTGATGGAGTTGGTAATGATAATATTCCTACCGCAGCAGCTACTCCTGGCGGTGTTCTACAATCATTTGCTTTGTTTGAACAGTTAGATGTTGACCCAGATGCATTTATCAATAAAGGTTTAGGACAGTGGGCGTATGCAGAATATGGCAGTACTTTATGGAGCACCTTAGATGATTTTGTCACAGGTGAAGTTGATATGGTTGGTGGATCTGGATCTGGAATGAGATTAACTGTTAGATTTGAGGCGTGGCCAGGCGCTAGTGGACTTCCAACTAACACAAGGTATAGAGTTGTTGCTGTTGTAAATGGTGGCACTGGATATACTGCTGGTAATATCCTTACATTTCCTGACATAGGAACATATAATCTTAGTGCTGGTAGCACTGCATTTAGATTACAAGTAAATACTACATCTTTTGGTATTAATGCAGAGGACGCTGCAGCGTATCCCCACAACACATCTTTACATGATGTTTTACCTCTTGATACCAATGTGGATAATCCTAATCCAGATCAAGCAGCATATCCTCAAGTTTCAAATATAGTTGAAACAACAGATGCATTTGACTACCCAGAGGATCCTACATCCCACACACATACTATAAATTATACAACTGGACTTACCAATTATAAGTTAAATATACCAGAGACATTTATTTCTACTGAGGGAATGAGTGCTTCTATTAGTGTTCAACCAGAGAGCGACACAAAGATTGATAATTTAATAGCTCCTTTCGTTATGGTAGATTACTTAATCAAGACCTAAAATGTCAGAAAGAAACATCCGTTCAAATTTTCTAACAGATAAATCAACGTTTGGTAACTCAACAATGCCAATCGGTTCAATCGTGCCTATATTTAAAGCAACCGATGATAAAGTTACTGACAATGGTGTAGTAGATCTTAATGGTTTAGGATCAATAGTTTCTGGTGCTGGTGGTGGTACTGGATATATAACTGATCTGCAAGTAGAAGGTACTCCTACAAGTCCAATAACTGCTGATATTCCAGCAACAGCATTTCAAGAAGGAACAGATAATATTAGTATAGCTAATCATCCTTTCGTTGAGGGTGATAGTTTAACAGTAATTGCGACAACTCAAGCACCTGGCAAACTTACATTAGGAGCATCAATTGATTCGTTCACTGTTGGTGGTGGAGGTGGTAGTAATTACACAGCTGCACCACTTGTACAGGTGACTGATGCTGGTAGTGGTCCTAGTAAAGCTGGAGTGTTCGCAGCAGTTTTTGATACTACTACAGGAAAGGTCACTGGAATAGATGTTATTGATGGCGGTGCTGGATACCAATTTCCTGTAGTTACTCTAATTGGTGGAGGTGGTACAGGTGCTACAGCTACAGCAACATTATCATCAAATGGTGTTGGTGGTGTTATAGTTGATAAAGGATTCTCATTCTTAGTAGATGTTGTTGACACAAATACTATTAAATTTGCTAGAAGTAACGGAGATATAGCTGCAGGAAAATATTATAATATTACTAAAGTTGGTGATAACGGAACTCTTAGTGTAGCATCAAGCACTGGATTTGGTCTAAGAGTTGGTATTGTAGCAAATCCAGATGGTAGTGTAAATTTTGCTACTGTAAAAAAACAAGGTTATGGTTATAAAAATGGTGACGTAGTTTATATTTCTCAACCAGGCAGTAGTGGAACAGCAAGAGTTGAAATTGTTAACACATCTAATACAACTGCTACTGATCCAGACATGCAATATCCTGGCTGGTTATATTGTGATGGATCTGAATATAATGCAGAAGACTATCCATTATTATATGAAGTTCTTGAGGACAAGTATGGTGGACTTGGTGGATCTTATTCTCCAGAGGATTTTGGATCTGCTTCTGGTATCACATTTAACGTTCCTGACTATAAAGCTAGAAAAATAGTTGGTGCTGGTGGTGGTGTCAGTGGTGGTGGATCTCCTGTATCAGGTAATGTTATCTCTACTGTTGGTGCAACAGGTGGTAGATGGTATTTCTCAAAAACACAACAAGAAGCACTATTTGATATTGGAAATATTGTTATTAGTGGATATCCAAATGTACAAGAATTTGTTGGTGGAACTTTGGAAGGTGAGGTCACATTACAAATAGGACCTTTACAAGAGAAACTTATTTCTTCTGTACCTGAGCATGATCATGCTCTTCTTACATCTACAGCACCACAGGCAGGAGCATTTGAGGGAACTGGATTTGCTGTTGATACATGTCTAGCTGGTTATAAAGATAGTACAGGACAGGTTGACTTCTTTCTACCAAATGAAGGAGTACCATTGTTTCACAGTCATGGTATTGTAGATTATATTATTACTGATCCAACTTTATCATCATTTGGTAATGTGGGTAATATTGGTGAAATAGTAGAGAAAGTTATCACTGCAACTAATGTAATTGGTGAAACTGGAGGAACTAGATTTAATATCCCTGCTCACGATTTATTCACTGGATATAAAATTAGAGTTAAATCAAATGATCAGACAACACAGATGGTGTTTGATATAAATGGCACTATCACTGCATTTGCACAGAACACAGAGTGGTATGTAATTAAGATTGATGATGATAATTTCTACATAGCAACCTCAAAATATAATGCAAGGAAAGGTCTTGCACTAAGTGCACAAACTAATGGTAGTGCTGGTGAAAATATTACATTAGAAATGCAATATAAAATTGCAGGAAATCTCCCAGCTGATCAAGTAACAGTTATTCAACAACCTCCTGACACTGTATATGACATTAATGACACATACACCATAGGTGGTAAGACAATCGCATTGCCTGGTGGATCTACAACTACCACAGAACTTGTTACAGAACAATCAGAAGCTGGGACATATGCAGTTGCTGCACCTGGCTCAGGACAACTTCCATTAGCAGGTGTTTCTGGACACGTTGGTGGTGCTGGAGGTGGCGGTGGTACTAGTGACACTGATGGTATCAATGGTGGTGATAGTTACTATGAATTTAACTACAATGGAACAAATATTCAAATCGTAGCAGAAGGTGGAGAAGGTGGAAAGCAAGGTAATGCCACTCAAGATGGTGGACTTGGTGGTCAGGCAAGAATTGTCTCTGGTGCAAGTGGAGCAACAAATGTTACTGGAACAGGCACATATACTGTAAATGGGTTAGATATTAATATTACAGGATACTATGGTGGAAATGCTGGTGATGATGGAGGTCCTGAAAATAGTGGAGCAGGTGCTACTTCATCATTCATTGGTGGTGCTGGTGGTGATGGTGCACAAACTTTATATACTGGAACAAATGAAGTATCTCAGACATTTAGCACACCTTCTTCTTCATTTGAGAATTATAATCTTCCAACAACATGGCCACTTGATACTTTAAGAGCAATCATTAAAGGTGGTGGCGGTGGTTCAGGTGGTACAGGTGACGGTGGCGGTGGCTGGTGGGCAGGTAATGGTGGTAGTGGTAAGAGAGTATCTGTAAATATTAATCCTGCTAGTGCCCTAACATTCAGAGTTTATGTTGGTGGTGGAGGATCATCAGGTAGTGGTAGAAATGGTGGTGCAAAGTCACAAACTGGATTCGCACAAGGTGGTAATGGTGGTAATGGAACTGGTGGTGGCGGAGGTGGCGCTGGTGGTTCTGCATCTGCTGTTGGTACATCTACTACAATGGTCGCAGGAGCTGGTGGAGGTGGCGGTGGAGGTGCTGCAGGAGATTCAACTCAAGGCAGTGACCAAAATGGCGGACCTTCTGGTAATGATGGTGCTCAAAACGTAAACTCTATCTTCTCTGGTAGTGGTTCAAATGGTGGTAACTCTGTCTGCTCTGGCGGTGGCGGAGGAGGTGGTGGCGGTGGCGTCGGCATCGGAGCTAACATCGGTGGTGGTGGAGGCGGTGGAAACGGTTCCAACGCACGTAGAGATGGTTATGGTGCTAGTAGAGGACAATCTTCATTCAAAGGATCTGGATCAGGTCCTACAGCATCACTTATTAGTGCTGGTGAAGCAGGAAATGGTGCTGATGTAGGTATAGGACAACAAATATCTGGTGGTAATGGATCTGTTGAAATGATAGCTGTAGAAAACCAGACATATTACGGTCCTGGCGCAGGTGGTGGTGGATCAGGTTCATTTATAAACTTCCAATTTGAACCTGGCACTAATATAAATGCTGGAACATTAGTTGTTGGTAGTGGTGGTAGTAACGGTGGAGAACAGGGATCTGGTTCTGTTGGTTATCAAGTAACAACCCAAATTCCTGGCGGTACAGCAACTTCAGTTACTTCTGGATTGTTTAATAGTGCAAGTCCTTCTGTTGATTATGTTCAGTCTGGAACTGGATCAGGATCAACTGGTGGATTCGTAACCGCAGACACAGAACAATATCTTAGATTCTTTGGAAATGAAGCAACTAGATTTGCAAGATCAATTGTAGTTAATGCTTCTGCAGGTAATTCAAAAGGAGCAAAGATGCTTACAGCTAACTTTAGAGTCATTCGTGGTAATGGTAGTAATGGTGGAGAAGCACCAAACGAACCATTAGAGTTATATGCTAGTAACGATAATGCCACTAGTTTCAATAAGATTGGTACATTATCATCTGCTGTAGGTCCTACAAACTGGACAATAGTTGAGGTTCCTATACCAATAGCATATCAAGTAGCTAATTTAATTTTAGAAGTAAGGCAAGAAAGATCTTCTGCTGGAAATCCTGAAAATGATAACTATGGTATTGATTATGTGTCATTCTCACATGAAGAAATAGAGAATACTATCACAACATATCCCTCAGGTAAAACTGATTTAGGAATTGAATTTGTTACCGAGCGTATTGAACCACAGGGAGATCCAATTAACTCTGCTGGTTTTGATGTTAATGAAGGTACATTTACCTTATCATCTGCTGTTAAGTTAAGTGTTGACTCTTCATTGCAACCGAACATTGACATTCCACTGTTAACAAGGTATCATTTAGTTAAGTATATGATCAGAGCTTATTGATGTTAGAAGCGAGTGAGAGTGGATTGATCATTGATCCTGATAGATTAGAAGGAAAGTTTGAAGATTTTATTGGTGTATACAGAAGACTTGTACATCATGAGATATGTAATACTATTATATCTAATTTTGAGAATCAATTAAAAATTAATCCAGACTACGGACAGCATGGCAGTAATCAAATGCCACAAAAGAAACTAGCACGTAATGATGTTAGTATGATGTATGATGACATTGATATGGGAGTGTCTGCACACTTCTATAAATATCTGAATTCCGCATTTGAAAACTATAAAAGAGAGTATGATCATATCAGTAATGTTAAACTAGCATCACTTGGTTTAAAAGTACAAAAGACTCCAGTTGGTGGTGGTTATCATACTTGGCATTATGAAAACTCTAGCTTTAGAGCAGCAAACAGAGAATTAGCATGGATGGTATACTTAAATGATATGCCAGATGGTGAAGCAGAAACAGAATTCTTGTATCAAAAGAAAAGATATAAACCACAAACAGGTACATTATTGATCTGGCCAGCAGGTATGACACACGTTCATCGTGGGAACACAGTCTTCACCCATGATAAATATATTGCAACAGGCTGGTTCATTAAAATCCCTTAATCACATGGCAGACATACGTGTAGTAGTGCAAGTTAACGCACTAGAAAGAATGATTATAGTTGATGGAAAGACAGAGTTCATTGGTGAGGACTATTGGAATGACAATATTCAAAATATTCTATATCCATTCTGGACATCTGACAAAGATCGTTTGATTCACTTGAATTACTTCAGTGATGGGTCATATGGTATTGAAAAGAAAAAATA